TAATTCCATCTAATCTTCCAAGCCTAGCTTTTGTCTTTGTAGCTAATCTCCAATCCGCCCAAGAGTCTACATCATCAAATATATCTATAAATGGAGCACCACTATCCTCAGATGTAAGATATATACCTCCTTGCCTATCTGCATCTGAAGTATTACCTATTCTTACAAAGTCTAAAGGTAAATCGCCTGAAGCTATGGAGTCAGTGCTATATAGAGTTGCTTTAAATTCTTTAGCGTCTAAAGAAGAGCCACCTGAGTTAGAAGTTTCAGTAACGGTAGCTCTTACTCTTTTAACTGGAGTATATGGAGGGTCTCCACTAGTGCCAGACCATTTTTGAGCTATAATTAAATCATCTTCTTTAAAATGTATAAAATCATTACCATTAGAACCTCCATCAGCTTCATCAGATTCTACTGTAAATTTATATGAACTACCTGAAATTTGCTCTACAGCTACAACCTTATCAGCGCTACCTATTATAACACTTCCATTAGAAGCTCTTATTTGTTGTATAAGAAGCTCATATACACTCATTGTACCACGAACTGTGAGATTATCAAATTCAGCCGTATACTCATTAGCAGAGTCTTTAGATAGTTGCCACCCAGAACCTGCGAATCCACTTACAAAACTAGTACTTCCCATATTTGAATCATTATGAAGCATAAAAGAATTTCCACTAGGATGAATTGTTAATTGCCCTGTGTCTCCTACTGTAAAATCAACTTTATGGGTAGAGGTTTCTCTTAATGATAGCTTTACATTATTAGTAGTGGTTACTGTTAAGTCAGCCATAGCAGCTGTTCCACTTGTTGAGAAATTCTCAGATGTACTTGTCCAATCAATATGCTCATCTGCAACGAAACCCGCTAAATTATCGTGATTAGGGGCGACTGCGCTTGTTGCATCATAATTTAACGTACCATTCGCATTTGTTGTTATTCTACTATTTAACCAACTATCGCTAGTAGAAACACCAGTTCCTCCATCTGCGACTGCTAAATCTGTAATTCCAGTTATATTGCCACCATTAACATCTATATTAGTAAATGTAGGGATTCCCGTAAAAGCAGTATTCCCACTAAAGGTGTGAGCTGCAGTTATTGCTCTATTTGTACTTATGTGAACATATTGAGGATGGTCATCTGCATCAAGGTTTAATAAGCCAGTATGAGAATCAGTCGTTGTTCCTCCTCCTGTCCCGGTGGACGCAGCTGCACCAGTAGTTATTGAAATAGGTAAATCAGCCTTAGAATCACCTTGAGATGTACCTCCTTTAGAGGTCGCAACCTTCTGCCATCCTCCATCGGTTCGTACCATATGCACTAAGCCCTCTCCAGGAATATTCCTAAATTGTTGTTCTCCATTTCTTCCTGAAGAAGCAGGAGGTGCTCCTCTTCCTAGATTAGGGGTAGCTGCGTTTTGATGTCTTGCTTTTCTTGAGCTTTTTCTTGACATTATTTTATTGGTTTTTCTCTATATACAATTGTTATATCATTGATTGCAAAATCTAATGGAACTGTTCCACTTGCCTTAAAATGTAATTGAACTGAATATACATTATTCACTGGGCTTGGGGGTTTAAGTTCAGCTTGTTTCCATTCACCCCCTGTGCTTTTTAACCCACCATCGCCAGTTACATATGCATCGTCAGTTGTACTAGCAAATTTAGACGCAGCAACTTCAGTGCCAAAGGTTGAATTACCTGTTAAATTTGCACCATTAGTACCATAGTATACTTTAACTTTAGCATCACTACTCGCTTTATATGTAACATAAAATTTAAAACATTTCTTTCTTTTAGCAGGATTGCCAAAGTCAAAATCCTTAGTTAATGCTCTAAAATTAGTACTAGTAGACACAGAGTCATCCCACTTATATAAGTTGGTAGCGTTTAAATACTTTATATCGTTGTCTACATCTACAATAAAATTAGTCTTTAATTGAGACAACTTACCTTTTATATAAGTCCAGCTCTTTGTGTATAATGTAAATGCATATATATCTTCCCCTCCAGTTCCTCCTGTTACTAAAATCTTTTGTTTTAAAGGATAAAATATAACATCAGTGCTACTATTTACATGAGTTGCCCAATCAGAGTCATCTATTAATCCATCAGTTAGATTATTAACCTTTTCACCATCATATAGATAACAACCATTCTCATTAGCCCAAGCTATACCCATATCAGTCTTGACAACCGCAGAATCGGAAACAACACCTTTCCCCTCAAAAGTGTCTTCTAAGTACTCTGCCCCTCTTGTAGCGTTTATAAGATACATCACATTTCTCTTGAATTGTAATATTCTATCAGCATAAACCTCTAGCTTAACTATCTCATCTCCGTCATTTTGTACTACATCTATTTCTCTACCTTCAGTTGGAAAACTATCAAATGAGTTAGTGGTAGATTTTATCATTCTATCTCCATAAATCTTACCATTCTGAAGTATATTACCAGCGTATACTTGTCTGTTAAGTATTACCGCAGTCTTATATCTAGCTGATGTTGTTCTTACTTTAGGAGAAAACCCATTCATGGCTTCATATGACTCCAAAAGAGGAAGACCATCAGTCTTTATTAATCCACTTTTATTAACAGCGTTGCTAAAAGCAGATACAAATCTTTGTGAAGATGGAAACTCTTGTTCCCAAGAGCCTCTTATACCATCCATATATCTTAATTCAGCTATTCTATAAGGTATACCATCGTCTTCCATATATAGATTAGCACCTGTTACCCTTTTATTGGATGGTGGTTTTACATACGCCTCTATACCTATTTTATAGGCAGATGTAGTATTTTGAAATACAATTTCTTGAGATGAGCCTCCTCCAAAATTATAAAGTAAACTTTCATTTTCAGTATCATCGTATGTATAACTCATTGAAAACTTTTGCTTTCCAACAGTGTCTACACCAACAAGCTCAGATTCTCCTATTCTTAAATCAGATAATTGAAAAAACTCAATACCAGGGTTTGTTGAAGCACTATTTGAACCTGTGTCTATTGTTTCTACTGAGCCCTTTCTTTGCCATGATACTCTCATTTCTATATCAAATCTCTCAGGAAAGAAATCACCAGATATACTCTTTTCAAAATTGTCATCATAGGGTAATTCTATAACGTGCCATACCCCAGATGGCGTAGTAGAGTCTGTAAACTTAGTGTGGTCTATCCTCCACTTCATATAATTTCCGCCTGAATCTTGATGAACTTTTATATAGCAATCATCAATTTGCACATTCAAAAAGTTATTATCTTTTAAAGGTCTATAATGAGTGCCTAGCCATATATTCTTCTGCTCATCTCCACTTAATCTAACTGCTACATATAGAGATTTACCTGTTGTAAGTTTTTGGTCTGATTCCCCTGTCCCATTAAAGCTCTTATAACTCTTTAATTGCCATTTCCACTCAACGGAAGAATCGTCATCTTCATTATGCATACCTATGCCAAACCAATGATAATTACTAGAAGCAGCTAGCCCAGGCACTGAATATCCGTCAACACCTCTTTGGCACACCTGCCATGACTCATCATTACTATCAGAGCCATAATACTCAGTCATATCATAGATGCCTTCATTAGAATAATTAGACATCGTATCATCAAAAGGATAAAGCTGGACAGTCTTGTCATACATATTTCTAACTCGCCACCTTACTCCCCCTGCTGGTACTCCACTAGCATCTGAGGGTGCATCTACATCAATACTACCAACTGTAGGTGTTAGTAGTTCTTGCTTTTCTTTATGCCAACCTGTTATAGCGTTATCACCTCCTTGATAACCGTCAGGGAATAAAGTCCTATCAACCACTCCTATCCAAAGAGAATCATTATTAGAGTTAGAGAAGTTACCATCAGACACTCTAAGAGCACCATCTACATAATAATAGATTGGCTTTGAATCTTCTTCCGTACCCCAGTCGGATGAGGCATCTAAGTTAGATGGAGTAGCCCATGTAGAACTCCCAGGTAGCCAATAAAACTTACCAACTTTATCATCCCAAGCTATTATATAATTAGTTCTTGCCTCAGAACCTGAGGCGTTATAGTCCGAACCAAACCTAAATAGACCATATCCGTCTATTAAATCATCTAACGTTGGTTTGCTAGAGGTAGTAATAACATCCACATCACCAGACATAGTTATTTGACCTACGCTATCAACGTCACCATCTTGTATAATAGCTAATTCATCGTCTTTTATATCTCTAGGGTCAGCCTTAGAATTTAAGCCATTATGAAATGAACCTATTTTAAATGACTCTTTCAATTAATTACTTTCCTTTAAGCAATCCTTCAATAAGGTCTGTTACTACGTCAACACACTTCTCAAAGAAGATTTGCTCTTTCTCTTCACTTACGAAAGGAATATCAATCTTTTCATTGATTTTAGTTGCGATTGCTTCAGCCATCTCATCAGAACCTAACTGGTCCATCATCTGTCCTCTAATAGCGTCTGCTTGTGATTCAGCTGCTGCAATTAACATTTCTTTTAAACCCATTGTATTCTCCTATTTCATAGCCATTGTTATTACTGAAGAGATAGCGGTTGATACGGCTATTATTCCAATCGCCACTCCTTTCCACTTACTTAGTGCAAACTCATTGTCTCTTATTCTACCATTTTGTTTATCAAGATGAGATTCAATTCTTTTGACATGATGATAAATATTTTCTACATGAGCTTCCATTTTACTCATTCTAGATTCCATCATTTCACGATGCTCCCAAACATTCCTATTATTTGCCATTTATTCTTCCCTTTAGATAAGCTAAGTCATCTGTTACGTCATTTAATTCTTTTACAATATCTTCTCTATGTCTCTGCCCAACTTCGTCAGATTTATTCCATCTCTCAATAAGTTTTATTACTATACCTTCAACATTATAGACTACCGTTTGTATCTTTGAGATATGTACTCTTATGTCATCTAGGTCTTCATTTTGAGCCTTTTGACTCCTTATTAAGTTCACTATCATCATAATAAATACAAATACTACAACACCTTGAGTACCATATTCTGCATATACTTCCATTCCTGGCATTTAATACTCCACGCTTACATAAGCCATTGGGGTGCTGTTAGCTACATATTCAGGAGAGAAGTTTGCACCAACACCT